TAAAAATAACTAGCTAACTAAGGAGAACTATAATGTATAGAATAGAATCTATCTTTCATCACCAAGGTTACAAGTGTGTAGTTATTTTTACAGATATTGGTCATCGCTGTGGATATGTAGCAGTAGGCCCAGACCACCCTCTTTTCGGTATAGACTATAGTCAAGACTTGAAATCCAAAGAACTTCTTCAAGAAGTATCTCATTCCACCCTAGGTAAACGTGGTATTATAGATGTCTTCTGTTGGAACGGTGAGGAAACTATACTTTCTCTAATAGTCAATGTTCACGGAGGTCTCACATACTCTTCAAATAAACCTACTGGCAAATATCCCACTCTTCACATAAACGAGGAGTGGTACTTCGGCTTTGATTGTGCTCATTATGAAGATGGTAAGGATTTTAATCTTGTAAAAAAGTACTTCTCCATCGAGATAGCAGAGTGTTTAAGAAGTTATTGGAACACTGGTTACCCAAGATCTTTAGAGTACGTCCAGAATGAATGTCGAAGTCTTGCAGAACAGCTTGAATGTATCAAAGATATTCTGCTTGAAACTAGAGGGCAATTAGCATAGTTACAACACCTAAGAACACTCGCCCTCAGTGAGGGCATTGGAGAAACAATGTCTGAAGAAAGAGAAGATTACGAATCACGTACTAACACTAAAGAGTATGCACCATTGTCTGAAGCATGCCCAGTAGATCTCCCACCATGTCCTGACACCTCACCTAAGGAAGACATTGCTACATTACATAATGTAACAAAGCAATCAATAAACAAGATGACTAAGTTATCTACCCTCCGCTCTGCCTTAGCATCAGTGAGAGCATCTTTGACTGACTCCCTCTGCTGGGAAAGGCAGCTTGAGGCCGAACTAGTCGAAGCCAAAGCTGAGAGAAAGAAATGGTCTGACCTCCAAACTCACATCATCATCAGGCAGGCAGAGCTCTCAGGTTTGGTCAGGAAGATTGGTCACCACGTATCTACCACTCAGCCGACTTACACCCGTAGTTCTATGCCCAAGGCTGACCAAATGAAGGAGGTTCTCCAATCACTGAATAAGGACGAGAGGGCTGCCTTTATCGAGGAACTTCTCTCTTCAATCACCTGTAAGTGTCAACCTTCTGAGCCGGTAGGACTACCAAAAGGACTATAATCATGTTAGATAATACCATCATTACGCATTCCTTTATAGCTAAGGATCTTAGGAATCCCAACCGTACTATTGAGGCAGTAAGGTGGTCCAACTTTAATACCTCAATAAGAATCTCAACCTTCTGGAATGGGCCTGAATCTAAACCCTTCGTAACTGAAATGACTCTTACCCAAGAGGCCTTAGAACTCTTATCTAGGGCTCTTCACGATGCAGCTCACAACATGGAGAAGTATAAACTAACCTCTTCAGAAGAAGAGTCCTGCGATGAGTAAATATTATACTATCCAAAACAATAGAGTTTCTTTCCACTCTGCCCAAGTGAGAGATTCCACTCCTATACCTAGGAATGCTACTCACTACAGCCTAGCATATCGCTATCCTAGCATAGTGGAGATAATGTGGCACTCTCAGACATGGTCCCGACTCACTCACCTCATCAAACCTATACCCATGGAGAAGATATGTACGAAGATACTTTAATAGAACTAATAGAAGATAATATAAGTGTTATAGGAAGAGTAGTTAGTTACGAACCTGAGATAGGACTTACCATAGTAAATTCAGAAGACTCAGAAGACTATTTAGTATGCCTAATTGGTCCTAAATCTCCTATAGCATTAAAGAATGAGAAGGGAGATTACACTGAGGAAGAAGCTAAGAACTTTAAACTAATAACATCCCGTATAGTACGTTGTATAGAAATGGGATTACCTTTACTTTATGGGGAGATAACTGATGGAGTCTCTTGTGGAGACGATCCCTCAGCAGAAGGCTGCCCCTTTAATCAATAGGACTACATATGACCTTACTATTCCTATACGCAACTCTTACCCACGGAGATCTACTATGCCTATTTATCACTTTGTAGCCAAGGTCCCTCTTACTGCTCACACCACAGTAGAGGCTAACTCTCTTGAGGAGGCTACTGAGATAGCCAGCTCAGAAGATAGACCAGTATTGTACGAAGAAGACGATAATGATAATGATGACCGTGATCCCTGGATTCTCACCTCAGCGTGGGTAATCCGAGAGGTGGACGAAGGTCCTCAAGACATACGTCTGAGAACAGTAAATCCTATCACGACGTAAGTCGTAAATAAATAATTTCATTAGTTGTTGACATGGCCCACCAGCATGGTATAATGGCCATTCATTCGGAGCACATCGTGCCCATTAACATTCACCATTCTGGTGATAAGCGTAGTACAAATAACATCAACTGGAGGTAACATCATGGCTATGGAAGCAATCTCAGCAAGATATCAGGTAAAAGATGAGAACGGCAATGCTGTCCTGGACGGCGAGGGTAAGGCAGTGTGGCAGGAGTGTCAGGTGGACTATGACCTGGGAGATTCCATCGAAGCTGCCTCCGAGAAGTTTGGCTCTGACGTAGTCTTCTCTCAGTTCAAGGCCAACGCTCGTGTCGTAATCCAAGGGATCATTCGGGCCAAACTGAAGGCCGGCCTCTCTGCCGAAAAAATCCAGGAATTCATCTCCACTTACGTCCTCGGTGTGGCCGTCGAAAAGACTCAGGTAGACCCGGTGCAGGCAGTCAAGGCTGCCTTCGCTACTTGGACTCCCGAGAAGCAGAAGGAATACTTGAGGGAACTCGGCGTAGCCGTAGACTAATCACCTTTAACATTAACCTTGGAGTAATTGATCCTCATCCTTGCATCCCGCAGGGATGGGGATTTTTCTCCACCAGTTTGCCACAAATTAATATCAACCATCTTAGGAGACCTTTATGCCTGAACTTAAATCATTATACTTCGCCCCTGATGGAACTTGGTTCTCCACACGTAAGGAGTGTGATGAATATGAATTAAAGAAAGAGATTTGTGACTTTATTTGGGATAATCTTAATTGTTCATCTACCAGACAAGAGATAGAATGGTTTGTATCAATCATACTTACTCGCTACAATCTCGAACAGTGTTACGACTGGAAAGCCCCCACTAATGAAGAACCCGAAATCTAAATAACACACCTTGGCTCCTTAGGGCCACTGGAGTCCACTATGAAAACTTTAGACAATACTCTCCGCCCTAAATGTCCAAAGTGTAATGAATACTTAAAACTAGTCCAGTTAAATGGCTACAGATTTACTTCTTATTACTGGTACTGTATTTGTCTAATTGATCATGAAGTTATGATTGACTCTGAAGAATTAGTTCAAGACATTACTGAATATCCCGAAGATAATTAACTAGAACTCTAAATGACATACCTTAGGACTTAGTCCTATTGGAGCCCACTATGATAACCAATCTCGAATTCCTTTCCGAAATTACCAACGCCCTCCGTGATGCCCCACCTTCTCATGGCATCCTGGGCATTTACTTGTTTAATGACCACCCGCAGGTTCACATGACTGAAGGCTCCTTCCTCCAACTCTTCCCCACCTACAAAGAGGAAAAGTGGGACGCCGGCACCTTCTCTACCAAACTCGTGGCTACTATCAACGGAGCTGAGGTATTCTGCCTGACTAACATCATTCAGATCGAGGGTGAATTGAAAGAATGTAAGTGTGATATGCGTACCAAATTAGTCGGTGACGGATGCTCAGTATGCAATCCTGACTACTGGAAAGATATGATGAAGGAGGATCACTAATGTTAAACACCACTAAAGATTTCGATAAGATGTATAAATGTAAGGATCTACTTCCAGATCCCGGGCCTGAAGTAGTTAAAGGAATTCTTGATGATTACTTAGTACTTCTGGCATCTCATCAAAGACTTCTAGGCATAATGGCTCATGTAATAATAGCATTATATGAATCAGATAAAGCAACTGATTACCAACATTGGGTAGTAGGAAATGCTGAGAAGGTTCTTGCTAAAGCTAATGAGTTAGGAGATAAATCCTATGTCTAATCAACGCTCAGGAATTCAGTTAGCCTATCCCTTCGAAGAACGTCGCCTACTCAATCAAGGTCGCTTCTCCCTTCGATGGTCCCCTCCTTACATCCTTCAGCCCAAGCTGAATGGTGAGCGGTGCCGTCTTATTCACGAAGGAGATAGATGCCTCCTCCTTTCTTCTACCGAGGAGATCATCTCCAGCGTGCCTCACATCAATGAGGCTGGACTCCTCCTTCCCCAGGGTGAGTTCGATGGTGAACTCTATGTCCACGGGTGGACCTGGGCTGAAATTCACAGTGTGGTATCTACTACCTCCACAATGCACCCTAATTATGGAGCTATGCAACTTCACCTATTTGACATAATCACAGAGGGTTCTCAGATCTCCCGTCTAATCCAGTTGAATCAACGCTTCAGACTCAACGGACTGTCTCCATGCCTTCAACTGGTCGCCCCACATATGGCCAACACCTTGGAAGAAGTTTATCAAATTTATGAGAAGTTCATTGGCCTTGGCTACGAAGGTTTCATCATTAGACATGTAGATGCCATTTACCTCCGCCGGCGAAGTCCTGCAATGATGAAATTCAAACCTAAGGCTTTCGATCAGTATCTTATAACTGGAGTATATGAGGCCATATCTCAGAGCGGAACTCCTAAAGGTTTAGCTGGTGGGTTCAACTGTATCGACGACATGGGTACTACCTTCTCCGTAGGTGCTGGTAAACTCTCTCATGATGAACGTAGAGAAGTATGGTACAGATGGCAAGAATGCCCAGAGACTTTGGCAGGATCTTATCTTGAGGTAGAGTACCAAACCATGTCTGATAAGAAACGAGTTCCCCTGTTCTCCAGAGCTGTGAGGATAATATGAATACTACAGATAAAGAATCTGCGGATTTTAATCTCAAATGGGAACGTTTAGGACTTACTACCTATCGTCTTCGCGTCTATGGAGGCTGGATGGTGACTACAAATAGTACACAGAATAACTGTGTTGCAGAATCTTCCATTTTCATTCCAGATCCTCTCCATTTCTGGACCGTCGATAACGATGAATAATTTGCTACATTACATAATGTAACAAAGCAACCAAGGAACCCTTATGAATCGAACTATAACAATTGAGATCCATCCCACACCTGAAGAATTGGCAGAAATTTTCTGCGATATGGTATCTGCAGACCAGGCAAGATTCTTCAACACCATCCATGAAATTTCTTCTAAATGGTCTGCACCTTTCTGCTTTCAGTTACAAGCCATTACTGATGATAAAGAACTATCTGACAATGGTAGATACATAATGAAAGAAATTGGTGAATATTCTTCCAAGAGTGTATAGGAATCCTTATGACCATTTCTACAAAAGTATACGTGCCAAATCGTTCCTATCATGACTTTTCAGAAGCCACACGCTTCGGGGAGTTGATCTATCTTACCGCGGGCAAGATCAGTATCCTCTCCATCGGGCGAATGTACCGGACCTTCATGCCAGTAATCCAAGACTCCTCCAAAGAGGACTACATCCTTGTGAGTGGCCCCTCAGTTATGACCTCGATCTTATGCTCCATGTTCTCAATCCGCCATGGTGTACTCAACCTCCTCATCTATCAAATCGGTGGAGACAACAAGGGCCATTACAAACAAAGGAGGATTTCTTTTGAAGAACTCTCTCAAGAAGCAGCCCTCATTAGCGAAGAGTAGGGCTTGGACTAAATTCCTCATCCGTGGAGTTGAGGCCTCCCTTACTAACCTCACTCGTAGGGATTGTATATCCCCTTCTGAGAAGTACAACTTAGATATGGCCTTAGCCACTGTTCGTCGCATCACTAATACCTGGGCCCTAACCAAGGAACTTCAACAATTGGAGAAGAGTTATGATACGAGAAAATCCCAATGATCCAAAATCAGATGTATTACTATCTGCTGAAGAATACGAAGAACTTCTTGATAAGATAGATCTTCTAGAGGCTCTTCAAGAAGGTGGTGTAGATAACTGGAAAGGCTTTGAATACGCTATAGATATCTACTATGTAAAAGGACCTAAACGTAGGAGGGAATCTAAATGACAACCAAACAATATAAGAAAGTCTTAGCTATGCATCGAGAGGGAATCTCCATCGAGATCTGCCTTGCTTCAATCATTGAGATGGACTCTGGCCTTCATGCAGTTACTATAGCCCAAGATGTGTTGCGCTTCATAGATGGCATCGCCTACATATCTCCCTTCACTAATGAGGCCAAATCGTGATATCTATATCTAGAGACGAGTTAAATATAAGAGTTGTAGAAGATTTATCCAAGCTTATAAGATACCATCTAACAAATGCTGCGTATGAACAATACACTCCATCAAATGATCCTGACAAAATGGATTCTACCATAGCAGATGGGAAGCATAAAGCTGCAGAGCTTCGTAGAATTCGGGAAGAATTTGAAACTATAACCACAGGTATCCTACCATGACCCTTCCTATCCCTTACCATTCCTCTCAGGATGTACTGGACTCTACCAAGGTCCAAGCCTACCAATCTTGTCCAAGACTCTTCTTTTATGAGTACATGCTCGGTTGGAGATCAGCACGCCCGAACAATCATCTCCACTTTGGCAAAGCAGTACACATCGCCCTAGAACATATCATCCTCCATGGTTATCGTGTCGAGGCTGTGATGGAGGCTCTGGAGATGTTCAACCAGGAGTACCGAGCCTTCTTCCCTGAGGAAACTGATGTCATATATTCTCCAAAGACCCCGACTCGCTTCTTCGACATGCTCATTCAGTATCTTAAGACCTACCCGGATGATCTCCAACGGTATGAGGTCTACAAGACTGAGTTCGGAGGTACTGTCTCACTGTCCGAGAAGCACAAGCTGGCCTTCAAGATGGACACCGTACTCATAGATCGTGAAACAGGTCTCTACTGCTCCTTAGAGCATAAAACCAAAGGTGCCAATTACATTGGTGATGGCTACTACTACGAACATATGATGGGGATTCAGGTCGGGACATATACCCACGTATTAAATTGTATGGTGCCACCCTCTAAGGTAAGTGGTGTCATTATCAACTGTCTTTGTATGAAGAAAACTAAGAAACCCGAATACATTCTCCAGAGATTCCCAATCCTTCTAAGCAATATCCAAATGTACAAGTGGCTGGAGAACACTAAAGCCTGGATGGATAAGATCTACCGAGATGTGGAAGAACTTGAAGCCTCGTCACCTAGTGACGATATTATGAAATGTTTCGTAATGAACGGTCGCAGCTGCACGAACTGGGGCCGTACCTGTATCTACCTCGATATGTGCACCAGTCATGCAAATCCTCTCCAGCACATCGAAAGGATGCCCACTGACTTTGAGGTAAGTTTCTGGAATCCTCTCGATGAAAATTTGAGAGAAGTTTTATCTTTATAGAAGAATATTATGCAAGAACTTAACGATATTACATATTTAGAAGAAGGTGATTCCTGTCCCAATTGTAAAGGAGGGGTATTGGAATACATTAGAACTGATTCCTGTACTTGTCACATAAGCCCTCCATGTTCTGCATGTATGGAGGCTCCTCTTACGTGTCCTAAATGTTATTATACATTAGAAGAAGAATAACACTAACCTAGTGAGGCTAATCATGTCCGAAATAAATCACCATCTCGACCCAACTGACGCAATCGCCCTCTATAAGGGCCAGAAATCTATGCTCATCTTGATTATTGCCAAGTCTGGGCGTGGAAAATCTACTGCTATTCGTAACCTCGACCCTAAGGAAACCTTCCTCATCAACATCCTAGGAAAGCCGCTGCCCTTCCCCAAAGGTGGCCAGTACCAAGAGAAGGATAACATGCTAGTGTCCACGGATGCTGCCAAGATCCGCTCTACTATGATGGAAGTTTCCCGTAACGAGAAGTGGAAGAACCTCGTAATTGACGACGGCCACTACGTAATGGCTACTGAATTCATGAGTAAGGCCCTTGAGAAAGGTTATGAGAAGTTCACCATGATGGCTAAGAATATCTTTGAGATCATCCTTCTCACTACAAAGTTAAGGCCAGGGTTGAAAGTCTTCTTTCTCACCCATGAAGAGGACACTGGTACTGAAAGGAAGATGAAGACTTTGGGTAAACTTCTAGATGATAAGGTAACACTTGAGGGACTCTCCTCGATAGTCCTCTTTGGTGAGGTCTTCTCAGAGAACGACAAGCAAATGTACTACTTTGCCACCCAGTCCAATGGGTATACGACGGCAAAGTCTCCTTTCCAAATGTTTCCTGGAAGGATTCCAAATGATCTGGATATAGTATCCAGACGTATAGATGAGTACTATTCAGGAGTTGACCTGAAAGACTCAAAATGTGACTTTACACTTTAGGAGGTATTATGTTCAAAGTAACCTTGCCAGATGACCCTGATCTTCCCATCAAAGAGGAAGACAAACATCAGACGGAGAAGATCCTCTCCTCTCCCACTACTATTAGACCCTTAGGAGGTGGCCCCAATTCAGATGATCCTAATACATATGAATCTCCTAATGAAACTGTAGTACAAGAATTCATTGTAACCGCCCCTGAAGACTTCATCACTCAAAACGATATGGAGACTCTCTTCAGATCAGCAATTCCCAACTTAATTCAATTCGTGGAGGAACTAAACTTACCAGAGAAAGCAAAGATAATCGGCAAGCTCCGTGGAGCACTAGAACTATTCAACCAAAAGTAAATAACACCTGAGGGCCTTAGCCCTATACTAACCACCCCAACCTAATGAGGTAATCATGACGAAAAGAATTCGAGTAGAAAATGCTGATCTTTCATCTTGGAAAGTAATAGTTCAAGTCTGGGATAAGGGTCCTGATAACTCACCTGATAATTTAGTGCAGGAGATTAAATTAGATAATCCCTGTGATATGACAGACATGCACTTGTATATAACAAGTACCCGTTATCTTGTAGTAAAAGAAGCGTAAGCATTCCACTAATTCATTCTAATGAGGTAAAGTTATGTCCGAATTCGACGAAGAAATGGCAGCAATGAATGAGACTCTCCTTGACATCGACACCAGTGACTCTCAGGAGCCCACTACTGTGGAACCAGGTGAGTACAAAATCAGGATTACTGGATTCCGCAAGGATTCCGACGGTAAGGTTATTAGGACTTCGGAGGCTGGCAATAAGTACTTTATCGTAACCTTTGATATTCCCGACGAGGAGTTCTCCAAAGGGTTGTCTAAGATCTTCTCTGTTCCCACTCTGGACCAGGAGCCTAAGCGAGTCAATGCCATCAAATGGGATCTGGAGTGCTTTAAGCGTGCCTTCGGCCTGGCTGAGATTAACTTCTCTAATATGGTCGGCAAGGAGGGTTATGCCATTCTGGGAGTCTCTCACTCAGAAACCTATGGTGATCAGAACGAAGTGAAGAAGTTCGTCACTGGGGCATAATCCCTACATTACATAATGTAACATAGCATCCCCAAAGGAGGTGATACATGCGATCTAGATTCAAACATCGGCGATAGCCACTTACCCTAGCACATTAGTATGTGTTACTAAACGTCCGTAGATCTTAGCCTTAAGTGGCGGAGCAGGACAGGTGAGGGGCTTCGGCCCCTTGCCATATTCTTATTTAACAGGAGGACTTATGACAAGTAAGTATTCAAATCATGAGTAGTGACTATCGCCCACGCCTTAGCGTGGAGGTCCGTCAAGACCAGTTCAACAAGCTCCAAGACATCCTCCCCCACGGTACCCAAAAGTTACTGTTCCAGGCACTGTTGGACGGAGTCATCGAGCTCCATAACCGTGGAGGATTCAACGCTGTTGGTGCCATCATCTCGGGCCATGTCAACATAGTCCAATTGGCTAAGGCTGGAGAAGTCTACACCCAAGTAGCTATCCCGAAGGAATAAGTTATGACTAAACAAGTACTCTGTTATGAGTGTGGGAGAAAACTCTACCAGAATAAGATCCATACAAAACTGATAAATCTTGAAGATCCAGGATTCATTCGTAAATTTCATAAGGTCTGTGCTGAAGAATTATTAAGACGGGAGCCTACTTTCTGGAGAAAGCCTAATGAAGGCTACTAAGGAGTAACCCATGGCCACAATAGAATCCCTAAACACCTCCATCACCCACATGACGAGGGCCGCCCTGTTTGAGCACCTAGGAAGGATTCGCACTCAGCGCCGACTCCGCCCGGCACCGAGACAGAAATCTACCCCTGCCAAAGTTGCTAGGGCACCGAAGAAAGGCAATCTCAAGCAACAAGATCTATTCCAATATGCCAATGGCCTCACTGATGATGCCAAAGCTAAACTTGCAGCCGAACTTATCAAAGGATTGATGGAATGAGGCCTCTAACAAACCTAAAAGGTAAGACCTTTGGCTCGTGGGAGGTTGGAGAAAGAGTCCCATCTAGGGGTGGCCACGTAATGTGGATCGTCACCTGTTCCTGCGGTAATGTAAGAGAAGTACGTGGAGACAACCTCCTTGAGGGTAGATCAACTAAATGCAAACCCTGTGCATTAGCGCAACTATACAAGAGGTACAAATCATGACCCAAGATATTTCTCAACTCCTTCATGTTTCTATTGAGGACATAGATATTGGAGATAGATTCAGGAAGGACTACGGGGACCTAGGTCAATTAATCTATTCTATAAAAAAGAACGGGTTGATTACCCCAGTAGCCGTAGGTCTTACTGAATCCCTCAAAATTGACTGCAAGTCTGATAAGAAGTACACTCTACTTGCTGGTGGTCGTCGTATGGCAGCCATCCTAGATATGAAATGGTCTCATGTGCCAGCCAAGATCTATGACCAACCTCTGACAGAACTTGACTTCCGTTCCATCGAACTAGCGGAGAACCTTGACCGCAAGGAGATGACCTATGTCGAAGAAATCGCCCTCAAAAGAAAGATTAACGATTTGCAGATCAGCATACATGGAGCCAAGCATTCTAAAACACCTGATGCGGCAGGATGGTCTCAAGCAGACACAGCGAGGCTTCTTAAGGAGAGTCCTGCGAATCTTACGAGGGATCTTAAGTTGGCACAAGCTATAGAACAGTTCCCGCAGATTGGTCTGGATAAGTGTAAGAGTAAGTCCGATGCACTGAAACTTCTCAATAGTATTGGCAAGAAACTAAACAACTCCATGCAAAGTGAGAAGTTCACTAAGGACATGGGCACTGGAGACAAAACCTTCAAAAAGCTCCACGATTCCTATATTCTGAGGGATTGTTTCGAGACCTTTGCCCAGATTCCGGCCAAGAGTATAGACTTCATCGAGATTGATCCACCTTATGCCATGGACCTACACTCAAAGAAGTCTGAGGGTGCCATGCTCGGCTATAATGAAATTGAGATGCTGGCCTACCCTGAATTCATCACTAAAGTACTCACGGAATCCCATCGCATCCTCCGAGATGATGGCTGGATGATTTGCTGGTTTGCTATGGACCCCTGGTTTAACTTCATCTCAACTCTTCTGAAAGAGATTGGCTTCAAACTCAACCTTCTCCCAGGGATGTGGATAAAGCCTACTGGTCAGACGATGCAACCCGAAACTCAATTCGCCAACTGTTATGAACCCTTCTTCTATTGTAGGAAGAATGGTAGTGCTAAGTTAAATAAGATGGGCCGATCCAACATCTTCGAATTCAACCCGATGCCACCAGCTCAGAAGATCCACCCCACTCAGAGGCCTCTCCCTCTCATGATTGAGATCTTCTCCACATTCTGTGCTCCGGGCAAGAGTGCCTACATTCCATTTCTTGGAAGTGGGACTTCTTTGCTGGCTGCTCACACTTGTAAGGTTGGAGCCTTTGGTAATGACCTGACGAAAGAATTCAAAGAAGGATTTATAGTTCAACTTCAAGCCTATTTGGAGGGCTGTAATGGCTGATTTCTGCAAAGAATGTTCTATGGAACTATTTGATAAAGACTGCGAAGACTTAAAAGGACTTAGTACAGAAGAAGATACTAAAAATGGTCTATACTGTGTAGTAATTTGTGAAGGCTGTGGTTATATACAGGTAGATCATGAAGGTAAATGTATTTCACCTGATTGTATTAAACATGGAAAGGAGTCTAATAAATGAGTCAGATACTTTTCTTCGACACCGAGACCACTAACTTACCCCAATTTAAGAAACCCAATCATGATCCCTCTCAGCCTAAAATCCTCCAACTAGGAGCTATCCTCGCTGATGAGAGTGGAGAAGTTGTAGAGGAGTTTAGCACCTTAGTGCAAATCGGTGACTCTCCAATCAACCCTTACGCCCTAGCAGCACATGGGATCTCAGCAAAGAAGGCCAATGAAGAGGGAATAAGTCCTCTTGCAGCTTTCATTAAATTTCATGAATTAGCTTCTAGTTGTGATGCCTTAGCATGTCATAACTTTAATTTTGATATCAAATTGATTCAGATTACCAGTGCTCAAGTTGCACCATTCTTTGTTGAATCAGATGCAGCAGATTTGATGATGTCTGATATTGAAGAATTACCTTACTACTGCACCATGGCCTCAACCATATCCTACTGCAACCTTCCTTTCCCTAGTGGTAGAAAAGGGAAGAAATTCCCTAAGTTGGAGGAACTCCACCGTATCTTGTTTGAGGAAAACTTCGAAGGTGCCCACGATGCTATGGCTGATGTACGTGCAACTATGAGATGTTATTTTGAACTCAAGAAACTAGGAGTAATGTAATGGTATGGTTAAATACTATGCATCATAACTTTCCAGCAGCTCCAGGAAGTTTCGGAGGATCTAAGTGCACTTGTCCTGAATGTAACAAATCATCGGATATCTTTGATGAAATCCTCAATAGAATGGGAGATACCTCTATGAACAAGAATGATGAGACCCTCATGTCCGAGCTTAGATCCATCGCAGATGAATGTCCATCCCGCCCCCTCGGTAAGTGTCTCGACGAGGCCAAGGATGTAATCTGTGGAGAACGCCAAGATACCTACGGCAAACCTGAGGATTCCTTCGAACTTATCGCCGAGTACTGGTCCACATATCTACGACATGAATATAATAGTGATCACCATCATTTACGAGCTAAGGACATAGCCCACATGATGATTCTTTTCAAGATGGCCCGCGTCCAAGGGCAGCGCCCCTCCCGTGACAACTATGTTGACATCGCCGGCTATGTAAGCATTGCGGCTGATCGCCTTAGCGATTAGGAGGCCTCCCATGCCCCACAAAAATAGACTTCGATACATAACCCCTCTGGAAGTCCAAGACATATTGGATAATTGCTACGGGAGTGACTGTCACTTGGCCATGATGCAGTGTATTGCCAAGGGAATTAATGACCTTCTTCAGGGGAGATCTAAAGATGTGAAGAAAGAAAATCTTCACCATGTTGAGAAGATTCTCCAGACTTTTGCTTGGGGAGAGCCTGAATGTAAGACTTGAAGCGACTAGATGTAGGAGTTTCCTACGTTACATATTGTAACATAGCACAGCCAAAGAGGTAAAATATGGCACCTAGAATTGATCTAACTGGAAAGAAGTTTGGTAAGTTAACTGTTATTGAATTCTCCCACAGGAATATCCATAAACAGTCTATGTGGAAATGTCAGTGTGATTGTGGAACTGTGGCAGTAATGAGTGGTAATAGTTTAAAGAATGGTACATTATCATGTTTTAATTGTAAGACTAGAAGAACAAGTCATGGACATAGATCTGGAGGTAATATGTCAGATGAATATGTATCATGGTCTAACATGATTCAACGATGTACTAATCCTAAACATCCTGCATATAGTTATTATGGCGGACGAGGTATTACGGTATGTGAAGAGTGGAGAGATTTTAAAAACTTTCTTAAAGATATGGGAGAGAGGCCTAAAGATTTAAGAAAGTTTTTAAAATCTAATAACAAAGGATACTATCCTGACAATTGTAAGTGGGCATCACGCTACGACCAGGTAAGGAATTCTGGTAATAGAACTATCATAACAACTTGGTGAAATCATGAGAGCCACTTATGTACCTTCGGCAGGTTCTAAAGATGCCCCCTATATAATTGTAGGCGAACAACCTGGCAGGACTGAAATTATTAGAGGTAGACCTTTCTGTGGTCCTGCAGGTATGGAATTGGAAGATAATCTTAGGATAGCAGGTATTAATAGAGCAGATTGTTTTCTAACCAACGTCATCAAGGACGCTGATAGACCCCTCGGCCACTACATTGAATTCAATCCTAGGAAAGGTACAGTAATCCATCCTCCTGGACAGGAGTATATCAATGAACTCGCCCAAGAACTTACATCATGTTCAGGAAAGATTATTATCGCTCTTGGAAACACGGCTCTATTTGCACTGGCCGATAGAGTGGGTGTTACGAAGTGGCGAGGATCAGTACTCTCCCCGACACTGGTTTCAGATAAGATACTTATCCCGTCGATCCATCCTTCAACGATCATCTTTCCTAAGAACCAGTATACTAATAAGAGACTCCTCATTTATGACCTCCTCAGGGCGAGACAAGTTAGGGAGGGTAAATGGAAGACTTTAGAACGACATATAGCCATTAGGCCTACCTTTTCTCAAGCCCTCAACTTCCTGAACGTCTGCTCTATGTGGGGTAAACTTGGAAACCCAGTTGCTTATGATATCGAAGTGGACGTCTTCAACGGGGAGATGACTTGTATCTCCTTTGCCTACACTCCTACTGACGTTATGTCCATCCCCTTTACTTGTGAGAGGGGGGACTACTTCACTCTTCCACAGGAGGCGGAGATCCTCAAGGCTATCGCCAAGATTCTCGAGGACCCCTCTATCCCCATCCTAGGACAGAACCTTGTCTTCGACTGTCACTACATGCTGAGGAAATATGGAATACATACATCAAACATCCACGACACGATGGTTGCGCAGAAGACTTTACTTCCTGACTATCCAGTGGGCCTTCACTTCATTTGCTCACAGTACACCGACATTCCTTACTATAAAGATGACGGAAAATACTGGCTTAAGGGTATCGGAAACTGGGAAAGTGGGTGGCGTTACAATGCACTTGACTCTGTAGTCTGTGCAGATGCATACCCTAAGCAAATGGACGCGCTCTTCAAACAACACAACTACTTTGCCTACGAAAGAAAGCGAAAGTCTATTCTCCCCTATGTCTTCATAATGGAGCATGGGATCAAGATAAACCTCGGCTCCATGCAACAAGCCTATGATGATGCGGAGAGAGAAGAGCAAGATCTCCTTCGTCAACTCCATCATAAATGTGGCTTCGACCTTAACCCTAACTCTCCCAAGCAAGTAGCCACCTACTTCTACGTAACTAAGAAACTCCCAGCATATAAGAACAAAACTGGAGGCAACACTACTGATGAAAAAGCCCTTAAACGAATCGCCCGCAAGGGTTACCCTGAAGCATCAATCATCCTTAAAATTCGTGGACTTAACAAAGAACGGGCAACTTTTCTCGATACTGCTAAAGTTGACCCTGATGGAAGAATGCGATGCTCTTACAACCCCGTTGGAACTAGATTCTCTAGGGCTTCGAGCTCTGAGAATATATTCGGGACAGGTAACAATCTTCAGAACCAACCCCATAGGGTTCTTACACACTTCCTTGCCGATCCCTATCATGTCTTCTATGGGATGGACCTAAGTCAGGCGGAGAATAGGATCGTAGCCTATGTGGGACGCATCAGTCAAATGATCGAGGCATTTGAAAATAAGGAGGATATACATGGCCTTACCGCCAAAATCATGGCAAATATCTTCTTCGGAGCTGAGAAAGCTCGCGACATTAATGTTAAAACTGCCATCGCTCCCATTGGGGATGGAAAGAAGAGTTGGAGGGATTGGGGAAAACGGGCAAATCACGGATTAAATTATGATCTTGGGTACAAAACCTTCTCGCTTTATAATGAGATACCGGATAGAGACGGAAAACTCATTGTGGATATATACCACAGAGCTTATCCTGGTGTCAGAAACGGATTCCACTCCTATGTACAAAGTTGCATCAACCGCAATCGAACCTTAACCAACCTGATGGATCGCAAAACTGTCTTCACGGACAAAATTGACGACTCCCTCTACAAGGACGCATATGCCTGCATACCTCAGGGAACTGTTGGAGATGTCATTGATGAACGAGGTCTTAACTTCGTCTACTACCACAGAGACCCCCTCTTCAGAAGCGTTAAACTTCTTATCCAAGTTCACGATCAAATTGGATTCCAAATCCCGACGCCTCTGCATCCAGACACTCCCGTGTCCTGGGAAGATCATTCCAAAATCCTAGGGATGATCAAGGCCTCACTTGAAACTCCACTCTACACCCACTACGGATTGAAGTTCACTATACCAGCGGACACTACCATGGGAATCTCATTGAATAAAGAGTTGGGTCAGGACCTAGATTCATTCGACCCTGAGTATTTGGAAAAGACTTACTACAAGTGTACTGAACGATGGCTTCCATTAATTATATAAGGAGAATACTATGGGAATGTTATTATCTACCCCCGAGATAAGTATTAAAGTTAAAGAAGTACTGGGAGTAAATCAAGTTATAGTTTTAGAGATTACCTATAGAGATACTGATGGACCCTATTATATAGGAGAACCTAGAATTAAAGTATTTAATTTAGTTGTTGGAGAGTCAGTTGTAATATGATTCCTACGTTCCAAATTGTAACATAGAAGATAAGGAGATCTTATGAGATACGTAAGTTTGGCAATCTCTATGGTATGCCTAATTTCTGCACTAATAATGTTGTATAAAGGAAATATTAGTGCAATGTTGGGATGGCTAAATGGATTTACAGGATGGGGACTTCTCTATTTAGAAGAATGTAGGGGTATTTGACATGGGCAGAAAGTTAGCAGACTGGCTCGACTCTTACATGATCTATACGAATAATTCGGAACCACCAAAGTTATATCATACTTGGACCGCAATCTCCACAGTGGCCGCAGCCCTCCAGCGAAAGTGCGTGATGAATTGGGGACCTATTCAATTCTACCCTAATATGTACGTCGTACTTTGTGGCCCCGCGGGGAGGGCACGTAAGGGGACTGCCATGTCCTATGGCAAGAACTTCCTCTCTCGCCTCGGTATTAAGATGGCCGCGGAGTCCATCACCCGGGAGGCATTGGTAAGGGAAATCATGAATGCCCAGACCACTGAGATTGATACCGAGACTGGGGAGATGACATTTCACTCTTCCCTGACAGTGTATGCCCCGGAACTAGTAGTCTTCCTAGGCTATAACCAACAACAACTAATGATGGATCTTACCGACTGGTTCGACTGTGGCTCTGGACCTGATGGCAAGTGGACTTATCGCACCAAGCATCAAGGTACTGATGAGATAGTAGGAATTTGGATAAATCTGATTGGCGCTACTACCCCTGATCTCCTACGCTCATGCCTTAGCATGGATGCCATTGGCGGAGGACTTACCTCAAGGATTATCTTCGTCTATGAGCCTGACAAGTTCCAATCTTGCCCTGCCCCTTTCCTCTCTCAGGCTGAGAAGGATCTGAGTGAATCACTCTACTATGACCTAGAACAAATCCACATGATGAAAGGAGTCTTCAAACCCTCCAAGGACTTCATTGACTTGTGGGTCGATTGGTACATCAAGAGTGATCAACAACATCCCTTTGATGATCCACACCTGGCCCCTTACTGTGAACGTCGCCCAGTCCATGTGATGAAACTGGCCCTAATCCTCAGCGCATGTCATACTGACTCGATGATTGTCACGGCTGACGACCTTAGTCGTTCTATCAGGACCATAGAACAGACTGAAAGGAATATGCCTAAGACCTTCTCAGGCATTGGAAAGTCTCCTCATGCTGAAGTCCTATCTAAGGTCATGAATGAGATAGGATTAGCAGGGGAAATCTCCATGCGTGAGTTGCAGCAGAAGTTCTACCATGATGCGGATGCCAGAGTCCTTGAGCTGATTGTTCAGACTCTCTCCGGGATGGGCTTCATCACCCGAGTAGAGAGAGGGAATGATACCATACTTAGGTACCATAAGGTTAGGCCGGGAGGTGAAGTATGATAGATGTAATTGTAGGAGGTCAATTCGGATCTGAAGGTAAGGGTAAGGTTACATATATTCTTGCAAATGAATCTATCCATAAATGTGTAGCAAGAATAGGGGGTCCTAATTCAGGACATACAGTTAAAGGAAAAGTATTAAGACAACTTCCAGTATCTGTATTAATAGACCGTGGAGTATCCATAATAGGAGCTGGAAGTTATATAGATGTAAATATACTTGAAGAAGAAATCTCTATACATAAACCTAAAAATTTATATATAGATTCTAAAGCTGTAGTAATAAGAAGAGCAGAAAAATCATCTTTAAGAGATAATATAGGATCTACTTTAACAGGTACTGGGGAGGGGGTATATGATAGAGTGTCTAGAAATGATACTATATTTATAAAATCTTATAAAAACTTTGCTAAATATATAGTAGATACAGAAGCTATACAAGATGTAATTTCGAAAGGTTGTATAGTAGAGGGTTCTCAGGGATTTGGATTATCTAATATTCATACTCCACACTATCCCTACTGTACTTCAAGGGATACTACTGCTGCAGGATTTATATCTGAATTAGGGGTAAGTCCTCTTGATGTAAGAAATATTTATTTAGTTATTAGAACTTATCCTATACGAGTTGCAGGAAATTCAGGGCCACTACCATTTGAAATTTCTTGGGAGCATATAGGAGTTGCAAAAGAGTATACATCTGTAACTAAGAAAGTCAGAAGGGTTGGAGAGTTTGATCCTGAAATAGTAAGAAAGGCTATAAGATATAATAAGCCTACACATATTATACTTAATCATCTTGACTATATTCATAGTAGTCTAAGAAAAGATTTTGTGGAAAGTATAGAAATATCTATAAAATCTAAAATAGATTATATTGGATTAGATTCTGAAGATTTGTGTGATAGGAGTATATTATGAAACAACTAATCGACCTCCTCCATATCCTTCAATGTAGGAAGAATCACGAGAGTGACATGGCCCGAGCCTTCGAGCGCTTAGAGAATGTTTGCTATTACTATCTGGAGAATGATATAGCAGATGGAGAGTCTATGGAAGATCATACCATCTGGACTCAAAACGTGGAGAAGTTCAAGATAGCTATGAACTTAGGTAGTGACCAACAGACTATGGACTTCATAAGAGATTGCATCAAGATCTCCCATCAAATCCATAGTCTTTCCACTGGGTCTAAGTACAGAGTGGACTTTATCAAATCTCTGCTAAACCTCTAATGACTGGATTAAAAGGAGGAAGGTAATCCCTTCCTTCTCCCATTCCCTCTTGGTGCTTCCTTATAAACTCCCATAATTACCTCATAAGGATTCCCTCCATTGTAAGCTGTATTGATAGACTTCATTATCTGATTAGTCATCGGCACACCATAACTGTACCCCATAGCCTTAGCTATGAGTTGGATATTCTTCCTCTTCTCCCTTGGAGTCAACTTATTCCAGTCAAGGGATTCTGAGAACTTCATTGCTGCCTCAGGCACCAGTGATGCCCACTCTCCCATGATCCCACCTAGTGAAGATCCATACTTAGCACTTCCACCGATCATAGGCAACTTCTCCAGGAGTTCTCCGGCCGCGGATGCGATTGCGTGAACATCACTACCATCATCACCCTTAACTTTAAGATACTCTCCCACTGGATCAGGAACTACATTCTCATAGCCCATCATCTTATACAACTGGCCCGCGAGGACAGTCGCCACTACATACTTCGTAGCTCGCATCAATGCCTGCTTGTTATTCACATCTGCATTCTTAATCCCTAACACGTCCCTAATAATGAAGTTGAAGTCAGCAATTCCGAATGTCTGGAGTAGGGTCAACCACTTAGTAACCTTCCCCGTCTGTATATCTGAAACTGCCCCCTTAATCCCCATGCCCTGAGTCTTCTCCACCACATCATCTGCGAAGTGAACCAAGTCTTCACCACTCAGCTTAAGAGTATTCTTCCCATAATGATAGCCAGCATTCCAACTAGCCTCCGCCACTACTCCATCCACCCACTTCATAGGGGCCATACTCTTATTGCCGAGCCAGTCCTTTGTCCCCGTGGCCAAGCCACGCTGAACATAATCAGTCCATTCGGAGTATGCTAGGTCGAACTCTCTGATAGCCAACACTGAGGATTTCTGTTTGGCTAAGGAGGCCTTCCTACTGAATGTCCTATCTGCTACCATCCTACTCAGGCCATAGAGAGTACTCTTGGTATCTAACAAGGTGGGTACGGCTATGATGTAAGAGGAAGGTTGTACGAATATAGTCCTCAGTGATCCACCTATAGTAGCCAGTACCAGATTCTTACTTAATGACTCCAAGCCCTTATGAATCAAGGGATTAGTATTAGCCATTGCAGTAGCAGTCGGATCCTTACCCACTATCGCATCACTCCACTTACTCAGCATTACACTTAGGGCAGGATTCCACTCACGAAGGGTTACCTTCCCAGTTCCTGAGGGATGGGGTAACTTAACATAAGCTAACTCCTTCGCTAAGGCTGCCACTGGACTAATATGGATTTCATCCAGGCCATAGCTTGAGTATTTCTCAATAGCTTTGAAGGGATCCAACTCAATCGGTATGTCTGAAACATTTCTCTTCTTAGCATGAGGATTAAACATCCCGTTAAATGTCTTACTCAGTTGTCCAAGTTTGGCACTCGTTGAGTTAATCATTCCCTCTCCAAGTCCCAACTCTCGGAGGACATTCAAGTCTCTGAAGAGTGGCAGATAATTCTCCCTCCCCTTCATGTCCAATAACTTAGGTATGGCCTTCTGCCCTGTGTGGGTCCTCACGTAATTGGATCTCTCACGAAACTTCCTAGTGTAGTCAAGGAGCTGTTCCTTAACAAGTTCCTCATGAGGTAGGAGGGAAGGAATGTCTGTAATCTCCATCTTCTCATAAGCCTCCTTAACACTCTTCATATCTGCATAACATACAATGGCGAAGTCCTTCATTCTTTCAGGAGCAATCTTAGACTTAAGACCCTCCAGCCACACCTTAACCTCTGCCTTCTCCGCCTTAGACTCCGCAAGTGAATCTCTCCATGTTCTATAAAGATCCCTAATAGGCCCGCGAAAAGCATTGATCTTAGTCTCCGTAGCTGTCATGAACCTATCTACTACGTTGGTAGTATGTTCTACTATGACCCTGCCAGTCTTAGGATCAGTCCTATCTATATCCCTACCGAAGTTACTCTTCCTATCCATCCCCACTACACCATCTGCAAGATCTTTAGGCACAGCAGGTTTAGTCCACACTACCTTCCCATTCCTATCTTTCTTAATAGTCTGGTGAGCAATAGGTCCAGTGGGGTCCAAGATTTTGGCTCCCAACTTATCCCCATCCCTAATCTCCTGCTTCATCTGGCCCACATTAGCCAAAGAGGCCTTGAACAAGTCTATGGAAGCTTGATCTACACCCATACTAGAAAGGTAATCATCTATAGACTTCCCAACTTTCTTAGCCATCTTCACTACATTCTCTATCTGATCTACAGCCACCCTTAGGCCAGTCACATCTACTGACCCGCGTTCATTACCTAAGATACTTTTCTTAGGTTTCTCGAATACTAAGATATCTTCAGCCTCAACCTTCGGTCTACTAATCTTTCCATCTGCCAAGCCCGAAGTTTTAATTTCCTCTCTATACATCAACTTAAATCCTGCCTCTTCCATAGCCTTAATATGAAAGTCTGTAACTGGTACTACTTTTCCACCACTAATAAAATCCTTCATATTAATTACAGCAATACCACCATCCTTAACAACTCTAAAGAATTCCTTATATGACTCCTCATGTAATTTCTTATACTTAGGTCCAAAGGTCATTCTACCAGAATTACCAGTAGTCATTTCCCTACCAAGAGAATTAGCATAGGTTAAAGTATCTACTTTCCCTCCAAGTCTAGGATAAGCTAGAGCATTTCCATAAGTGGGAGAGGTAACTATAGCATCAACACTTCCCCCCTTAACACCCTCCATATTCCTAGCATCACCAGTAATACTTACATCAACTTTATTCCCCTTATGAAGAGATGACCATTCAGCCTCCAATTCATTAGCAATAACTTTACCCTTAAATCCATGATCTTTAATCTTCCCTATATTTCCCACTCCTCCAAAGGGATCAAGTACAATCTTAGCACCTACCTTATTAACTATATCTGCAAATATGGGAAGAAATCTTTCTGAATAAGTAGCAGGATGTGTTATAACCTTATCTCCCTTACTTCTATCAATAAATACTCCCTTCATTTTATCCTTAAATACTTCATTATGAGACTTGAAAATCAGGCCTAGGTCAGGGATAGTAATTGACCCCCTCTCATTATTCATTATACTCCACAAATCCCTTCCTGCCCCATCCCCTCTCTCACCATAATCCAAGACCTCATCTCCAAGTCCACCTTCCCTCCCATAGGATTCCTCAAGATACTCCTTCTCTCCAAGATCCCACATATCACCTTTGTCTAGGAGGTCAAGTTCAGGTTCCAAGAAATACTTCCCTGTGGCAGGATCTCTGATTATCTCCCTCTCAGTACCCTTAGCATCTCGGAAGGCCTCAGCATCTTCCACCTTGTCGAAGATTGCAAACTTGTCGTCGACTAATGGGAGGGCTTCCTTAGTAATTGGAGGAGTCTTGCCTCCCCCGGAGGCGGGGGTTGCTACGTTCCGTTTTGTAACATAGGAATCTCTCCACTCTAAGAACTTCTTTGCTGCGGAGGCAGAGTCTAAGGCTACGCCCTTAGGTATTTCAGAAGGGGCAGACTCTCTGGCTGCTTTGACTTCAGCCACTGCCTCCTCACCCAATCGAATCTCCTCAAGATTCACCCCCTGAGTAATCTCCTCCAACACCTTCCAATCCTCTGCAGTCACCCCATCACTGTAGAGGTCATCTACCTCTGAGGTACCCTCTTCCGCCTTCCTCGCTTCTTCCTCCTTAGCAAGTTCATACACACGACGGGCCTCACCATCTCCCATGTCCTCAGAAACATATTCTCCCCGAGGCTTAGTAGACTCCTCAGTATACTTCCCAACTCTATACTTCTCTCCGATCTTAACAATCTCAAAGTTAGCTCCCCTGCTGGAGGCATCGGCCTGGGCATCCTCAAAGGAGGAGTATCTCTTCTTTCCTGGAAATTCATATCCTTCCTCCTTAGCGATTCCTACTGAATCAAATTCAGGTGTTATGATCTCGGGTGTGACCTCAATTACTGGAGCAGCAGCTACCTCTTTCACAGGAGGCTCAAACCCTCCCTTAACCTTCTCATACCTAGCCCTAACCTCCTCAGGTTCTAGACTTAATGAGGAGAAGTTCCTACCTTCGCTCGTAATGAACTGGTGGGTTTCGAACTCTCCCAACTTTGAGGAACCTTGGTAAGTTATGCCAAGTTCCAGAGAATCTAATACTTCTTGAATAGGCAGAGATTCAGTAGGAGCTACTGAGGATTTCCTAACTGGGACTTCTGCTCTAGTACCTGACGGTACTACAGGAGATTCTACAACAGGGGAAGTCTGTGGATCAGGAGGGCTGAACTCAGGAACTTCTCCAGTCCCCTCAGCTAACTTCCTTCTCTCCAATACCTCCTGAATCTTGGCACTAGTCTTCGGCCCTATTCCCTTAATTGCCTTATAATCAATAGTCCCAATATCTTCCCCCAACTCAGCAACTATCTTAACTGCATTATTGTATCCTCGCTTACTTCCACCCTGAGCCATCTCAGCTTCAAGTCTTAACTCACTCAGGACATCTGAGTTGCCTTCAAACTTGGGTGCCGGCCCAGAAGTCTTATCCACCCTGGCCTTAGCCTGTCCCTTATTAATTTGCTCTGCAATCTTATCCAGAGGGGTGGCCGCAGCCTGGGCCTTAACACTATCAGGAACTTTGGGATCAGCTAAGACTTTAGCTTTAGCAGTCTCCAATACTTCTGGAGTAACCTCAACATTACCTTTTCTCATAGCACGCGCCATTCTTCTAGCACCCCCTACTGCAAAAGGTGCTCCGAGAAGTGCTGTATTAGCCACGTATTGCCATGCCTTGGATCTCGTGACTAACTCTTCTTCTGAGGCACCCTCAGGTGCTGAATCTCTTGCTACCTTATCAACTGTACCAAGAAAGGTTCCAAAGGCTCCCTCAATAGGCTTCAAGAGCAGCTGTCCTGCTGAAGTCCTAGGCTGATGCATACCAATTCTATTGGCCTCTTCAGCTATGTCAAATGCCTTAGCCAATCCTTTCTTATTAGTGGGAAGTGCTCCAACTCCACCTATAACCTGTCCAGCTGGGAAGGACAATGCTCCAGATCCCAATGCTACAGCTGCCTCAGGTATTCCGAAAACTGCATCAATGGCACTCTTAACAACTGGATTAACCGAGGGATGCTTAAATCCCCAGGGTAACTCTCCTACTGGAGCAGGTGGAGTAATAGATTCCTTGGCAGAATCCACTATCATCTTTCCAACTTGATCATGTTCAACGAAGTTTCCTAGAGTAGAACTGGTAGGATCAACGTCTGGAAGTAGACTAGTCTTCTGGTTCGAACTTGAGGGTTCTCCAAAATCGTTCCAACTCAATCTTGGAGACTTTGGGACTTGCCCCTCCATAGGACTAATTCCACTCTCAACTTTGTTTATATAATCCTGAGTCTCCTTGGGATACTCTGCACCACTAGCCACATTCCCCATACCGAAGTTATATGCAGCAAGAGCCTTAACTCTATCACCCCCATACATATCCATTAACTTCTTAACATACCTAACTCCACCATCAATATTCTGGCGAGGCTCATACGGATCCACCACACCTAACTCCTGTGCTGTCGGTGGCATGAGTTGCATCAGACCTTTGGCACCCATCTTGGACGTGGCCCTAGGATCAAAGTTACTCTCAGTCTTCACCATAGATCTTATGAGACGAGGATCTACTCCATGTTTGGTAGAGATCTCATCAATCAGAGGATAGAAATCCTCAGGACCTTGTATAGTAGGAGTAGCCTGTGTAACGGTGGGGGGAACTGAAGTATCGAATACATCCCAAGAGAGTGCCATAGTCTAATTACCTCGCCAGACCTAATTCTTTAAGAAATTGTTCAGGAGTCATTTTAAGTTCCTGAGCCTTTGCTATAGCCATCTTCAGAGTAATTTCCTTACCTGAAGGACTTCTTCCTACTGTGGTACTAGGATCCATCTTCATAATCTCTACTGGATCCTTGGGAAGTTTCTTCCACTGAGCATCACCCCCAAACCATCCGCCACTTCCAGGAACTTTAATCCACTGATGAGTAGGATGCTGACTGTTATAGATCTCGGCATAGCCATCCAACATCGCAGGATTATCTACATCCTGGGCCACCATAGATGCATCAATCTCTGCAAGCTTTCCAGCCTGAGAGAATTTCTGAGCCTCTGTCAACTCTCCCCCACCATTCTCAGGTGATGCAAGGATTGCTCCAGGAGGAATAGCCTCATCTGGACCGATGAAATCCATCTGACCATTGGGTAACTTGAATACCCTCTCAGCTTGAGTACTCTTAGTAGCATTCCCCACTTTCTCTCTCTTTACCACATTCCCTTGAGCATCTGTCCAGTCAATCATCATCTTACCATTGACTTCGAAGGGAGCACTTCTATTTAGCTTAGACTTTTTGGACTCAAACTCTTCACTATCTCTACGATCCTTCAGATCCTTGTAATAGTTCTCCACCATATTCTGGGCCTCAGTAATAGCATGACCCTCCTGGGAGTTAGCCTGATTCCCCAACACCTGCTTATAATTAATCAGGTTGCCCATCAATGTCTGAATATCCTCTGCACTCATGCCCCTTAGATCCAAGGGCTGCCCTTCTCCCCCTGCTAACTGAGGTTGAGAAGGGCTCCCCAAAAAGGGGACTGATCAGACACTCCTCCCCCCTGTAACGAAGTCACAGACTCTGGTGGAACACTCGTTCCGAATGTACTAAGGTTTTTTGCAGATGGAATCTTACTCACCCTAGAGATAGTCTTCCCATCTGCAGTTTCTTTGATCGTAGTAACATTCTCATCAGGTCCTGCTTGACCCTGAGGAGTCGGAGATTGCATCAACTGGGGAAACACTTGTCCCCCTGCCTCTTGCATGGCCTTAGCCCTGATATTCGCCACGGCCGCATTCCCGCCTGCTTCTCCGAAGGACTCCCCCCTCCCTAATCCAGCCCCAAGTTGCCCCAACATACTAAAGAAATTAGGATTGAGTTGATACTGTCCAGCTGCATTAGTTGATCCCATAAAATCAAAAGCTCCCATCTCTTATCTCCTATTACATAAGTAATCCAGCAATTCCACCAATCACTGCACCTGCGGCTGCAGCATAGGGATTACCAGTAGAGGCTCCCATAGCAGCACCACTCAACGCACCTCCCAATACCTTAGCCCCTGTACTAGCACCACTCTGCTTAGTATTGGACTTGACAGCTCCCTGCAACGCTCCCAGATTAGCCTTCTCATAATCCAATATGTCCATTCCCCACAAGGCACTCTTTGCTGCAATTTCCAAGTTCCCTTCCTCAATCCCCTGCTTGATGGTGAAGTAATGTTTCATTACATCCATGTAAATACTTATTACAGATGTATTCCATGCTAAGTGTGCCTTCCATCTATCCTCAGCAATAGGAATTAACTTATACCTAAGCTCAGCACTAAACTTCGCTACTGCCTTCTGCCTACTATCTTCAAGAAGTGCCTTACCAATTACAAAGGTACTACTCATCACTGCATTCATGTCCCGCATCCCAGTCATGAACCTAGGCACCACTGTAGAATCTAACTCATCCTTTAAGAATGCACTCTCAGCCCTGACTAGATTTCCCACTTCGGGCCCATTAACTGTGGATTCAAACAACTCACTCCACACAGCCTCAATATTAAGTCCTGCCATAAACTTCCCATACATATCGTACAAAGATGGGAAGGATGCCATAGTATATCCAGCCCCGAAGAATCCAACATCTACTGGAATATTCTCGTAGCCATCATAGGGATTACTTGCTAAGGCAATATCCCTCAACTCCACAGTCTTCTCAAGGAATTCCTTATGCTTATCTTCAATATACTCAGCATATCTTACCGTAGTCTTACCACCACCGCCGCTGCTTCCCATCTCAACCTCCTATAGGAATCTCAAAGGTACTAAAGGCTTCCTCAAATCCTACCTGCTTCCCCAACTGCATAACTCTAGCATTGGAGGTTTCGAATATTATCTTAGTACACTTTTCTTTCTGGGCAAGTTCCCGAATTAATTTAAAGTCATCGTCCCATTCTCCAGGAGGAAATGCTTTGAATGCATACAGAGATCTAATCTTCAGCATTTTTTCTCCTGAGTATTTGCCCTCAAGAATTTCAGTAACCATGATCCCTAACACATCCAGCCCCTCATTGTACTTAATGAAACACTGCGCACGATCTGAGAGAAGGGCTGCAAACACCTCATTAAACTGTTGGAGATTGTTATCACTTCCCACTCTCTCAGTCTGTTGTAACGAGTACTTAATTAAATCCCAGAATTTCCCTATCTGTACCGAAGCCAATCTGATTACCATCACCTTCCCCTTATGTATCTATGGGACTATAGTTATGAATAACTCCCTTAATCCTAAGGTAGTCTACTTCAATAGCTGCCCCAGTAGTATTCCTCACCCTCACCTTAAACTCCTTTCCTGCACAATGTATGAAGGCCACTCCCTCAGGAGAGATAGGTTTCCACCCCACACTGGTGAAGACTCCCTGAAGAGTGTTGGAGAAGTCCACCATTGCCTCAAGGTTCCCACTAAGGTTTGTCCCAATCTCAAGTTCATGCAGAGTTTTCCAATTCCTACTTCCTATGTCCAAGATATCTGTCACTATTTCGAAGGTGGGTATAGATGGAGCAGCACTTCCGATTACATACCTAGATCCATTAACATATCCTATCCCTGTTATAGTGGTGGGACCAGTCCCGAAGGATTTATCTCCTAGACTATACACATAGCCATAGGTTCCATCACATATGTAGAGAAGATTCATACTCTCATCATAATTGAGTACAGGAGTAGTCATGAGGGAGAGGAACTCATCATATCCCAGAAGCTCCATCTGATCACCCATCTTCCACAACCTACTTCTGGAATCTACAAAGAAATGAAAGTGCTCTGTTCCAGTGATGGCCCAGGCCCCCTTAATTCCAACCCTAGTCAGGGTCTTCATCCCGAAGATATTATCCTTAGTGACCAATTGAGTGATTCCACCAGATCCGTAGACCATCACACTAGAGCCCAACTTCCTCACATCGTAGATGGTGCCAGGCCAATCCAGGGGCATCTCTCCTGCAACATTCTTCCTATCAATAAGGAAGGAGAATGATCCGATGTCAGACCACCTGACCCAATTATTAACTGGAAGTGATATGGCCAGTTCACCCTCAATGAAGATATCCTCTAGATCTAAAGAAGTTCCACCCCACACAGCTGAAAAGATTGAAGATCCTTGGATAAGAATATCTCCCAAGTCTAAGGAGGTAGCAACTATACCAATCCCTATCCAATCTCCTGCGATGGCCACATGAGTGAGGAGTCTCCCCTGACCAACCACTCCTGAGGGATCATAATCTTCACAGTCAAACGTTATATCATAATCAGGATTTCTTGCCATACTAACCTCGCTTTCCTATGTTACATTATGGAACATAGCAATCCATCCTTAGATAGTCACTTTAATGTTGGCGATAGTGGCTATGCCTCCATCGGGCTCAGTATAACTTCCAAGAAAGTCTATGAACCCCACTATAGCATCAGCATTAGGAGCAATCAAAGTATCGTCATAGATAATAGCACCACAAGCCGGCCCGATATCTCCAGCGGCTGCAGTCCATGAGGTATTATTACACGTAATATAGACTCTATCATCCGTGTCATTCTGAGTTACTGTAACTCCTCCCAGAGTATTACCTCCAGTAGTATATCCAAATCCATTGGCCACCTCACTAGCACTCACATCAGCATAGAGATCATGAGTGTCAGAATTAAACACAAACCCCTCAGCCATCAAAATAATCTTAAAAGTATCCGCACTGAAATCCACTACCTTAGTTGCCAAGAGTACTCTGAAATTATTACTTACCTTAGATGCCATCTCATCCTCTCTATTTAATTTTAAGTACTATGAATCCTTCAGTCGGGTGAAAGTCTCCATACTCTAAGTTAGGGTCTCTCCACCCATAGTGATGACCATTGATTAGTGTGACCTCTCCAGACCTCTTCAAACTCCTAACACCTGCATCATCAGAGTTGTCCCAGACCAGGGGATCTCCAACATCTATTCCATCCAATCCAGTAAGCATCCCTTCTGGCTCAGCCCCAAAGTCTTCCAAATATTGCTTCTGAGCCTCAAGCTGGTCAGCAGCTGCGGGATTAATATCTGGAGTACAAGTCACCTCAAAGTAAGCCCTAGATCCAGTCGGAATTGGAAAATAGCAAGAGTGCTGAATACAATTAGATCCGTATTCAACATCTGACCAGGCATCATCTCCCCAAGTATTATCTGGTACCCATCCATCTCTAGTCCCATCATATCTATGATAACACCTATACCATACGGTAAGATCCTCTATGGGATCAAGGCTGATAAGAAGCTGCGCATCCATAATCTCCGCTTCCCACCATCCGCCTGAAATATTAATAGCTCCAGGCTGCTTAACTCTCATCTCATACTCACACTCTACAGGAAGGTCTACTGGACTTATCTCTGCATACTTCCTAACAAACCCCTCATTAACAGTCCAGGTCATTATACTATTAGTTACTATATGTCCATCAGTAATATTCCACAATCCTACCTCAAGATCTTCTATAGTCACAGGAGTAACCATGTAAGAGAGCTCATAGTACTGAATAAAATTCACATTAGAGTATGCTCTCATAGTAGATGCTACAACAGTATTAGCAGGAACTGTCATAGACCAGTAGGCAGCATAATGTCCCCATCCTGCACTATACGGATCTCCACCAAAATACACCTTATAACTTCCCTGCGGAAAGACGGGATTTACTATAATTTCCCAAGGATCATTTGGATTCTCACTATCTGTTAGATGAATTAGAGATCCGGAAATAGGTGTGAGAACTGTACTATTACAAGTATCAGTATGGATTTGATTCTCATCAACCCATCCCAGAGGATCTGCTGTAGTACAGGCAGCGCTAGAAGAGGTGGTAGGAGATTTATAAAGCATCATATTGAAATTATCTGGCCCAGTAGTAAGCGTCTGACTCCACGTCTTATCAGTAGTAACTCCCTCATAATGAGCACGGGCAGCCACAGAAAATATCACCTTACTTACATCTCCAATCTCTCCAGTCCTATGCTTCCAGATTGCAGTAAGCTCCCCTGAACTATACGCCACATAGGACCAGTCATTGACCCAGGCGTCTGGAAGAGGAGAAGTCCCTATAGGTGCTGCTACCTTATACCCGATAGGATAATCATAAGGGGCAGGATCACTATAAGGATCAACCGTGTTAAAGGTCTCAAGTGCATATACATAACTACTAGCAAACAACGGAATTTGTAATCTAGTTTTTGTAGCCCCAGGCTGATGAGTAACTACTAATCTAGCATTAGTAATGTTGCAAGGGACACCGTTTGCCGGCCAATCACACGTAGGAACAAATACCTTCAACCCAAATATATTATCACCTGCAGTGGATCCAGATGCATCGAAGTCTACTCGAAGGCGCTTAAGTTCAAAGTCAGAAACTAATCCCATCGTATTAGCAGGAAGAGTAACACTAGCACATACTACATCATCAGTGTCAATGACACAGAGTTCAATATCTACAGCAACTTGATTTCTAAAAATAACCTCGAATTCTACCTTCTCTACAGAATCAAATTCAGAGGAATCAAATAGGATAAAAGTTTCAGATCCCCATACCCAATCATCAAATTGATAAGAAGGCTGTGCTGCCTCACCAGGTAACATCTCATGATATACTTCGAACATAGGAATTACCTCCTCTGGAGGGGTAGTGTAGGGAAGTCTTGGCCAGTATCCACAAGGATCATGTTTGCGACGATCAGTAATCCCATCCTGATCTACTACCCACACAGGATTGGCCACACTAGTGGTCTTATCTCCTTCATCATACGTAATCTTAGTCACTGGAGTACAGACCCAAGGACCTTCCCCTTTATAACTCATCCAATCAGTCATTTTGCATTCCCTACAATAACCTGCCCGTTGAAGTTCCCTATGGCCATAGCCTTAGGAGCCGTAGAGGAGAGTGCCCACACATGAGTATTGGGATCTCTGATGACAGCAACTGTACCGTTGGAGGCATAGATGAAGTCATGACTACTGGCCACATTCCACTTACCTCCACCAGTCAATCCCGAGATCATAGTAGTCAGAGTTCCCTTTACATTCTCCATAATAGAAGCCCTGTTACAAACTATGATATGACGCTCCAGAAGGAACAACTGAGGGAAGGGGAAGTCAGCAAGGGTAACTCCTGCCACATTAAACATCGTACTAATAGTAAGTGCATCAAGTGTCTTAAGAGTTCCCTCATTACCAACTGCCCCTTTGCATTCACTAAGAAAGGAATTATTCCTAGGGAGTCTACGAGAGGGTCGTGCCCCGTGAGAGAGGGCCTCTGTGTCGTACTCCATAGAGAAGTAACCATTAGGTAGGATCTTCATAAGGCACCATTCATACTCATGCAAAGAGAACTCTTGTCCACAAGATCCATGTTTACTGTACCCTTAGACACGAGATGGGACTTAATCTTTGGCAGGGCAAGTTGAAGAATCTCATCGTAAGTCTTAGTAGGATTCTGCCCCTCCACTTCAGCCACAGTCTCCTTGACTATATCTGTGTGATTAGCAAGATAGGGATTATCCTTATAGAACTTACTCGTCAACTTGGAGTACATGGAGTTAGCCTTCATCAGATTCCCTACAACCTCCGGTAGCATACGAAGCATAGCCTCCAAGGCTTGCTGAATAATCTCTTCCCTCTCTTCCCTCTCTTCAATAGTTACCATTTCTTCACCTTACCCATTCATCTGATTAATGTCAGCCACTTCTTGCTCTATGGCATCCTTCTCCAAATTAGTCAGCTCCCCTTCAATAAGGGCATCCCAAGAACTAGCACTCTTAGAGCCTTTGTACATAATCTCAAGATGCCTAAGGCTGGACATCACAAGTAGATCAGGATGGTTAGTTGACCAATAATTAGTATCGGTATCCACAGCCAATTTGGAGTCATAGAACAGGCCTCCTATTTCGATTGAGTAAGCCTCGTCGGTAGGAGGTAGTATGATGATCCCTGTGTAGAGAGGGTCTGCAGGGGACACCGTATCGAGGTAAGTCTGAAGGGTGGATGAATCATCACTGACACCGAGAGTTAGGAAGTCATCCTCTGCAGGAGATCTTCTCCTATTGGTAGGATAGTAATAAATAGGGCGCCCACGATCTGCAATAGAGAGTGGAGTAGTATACATATTCTCCACAAACTTCTGATGAATTGCCTTCAGTGCAAATTCATCCAACTGAACTAACTGTGTCCGAGAGGTTCCATTCATCACCCATACTTCCTGAATAGCTCTACAATTCTTAAACTGAACTCTATACGTACCAACTGCCAAGTCCTGGTAGACTTTGGCCTTCGTTGGAGTGAAATTAAGACGTCTCTCCAAACTCTTCTGACCCATCTCAATGTAGAAGTCTGCTCCGGAGTTGGCAAACGTCGATGGATTGACAAGATCGTAGCGTCCGGAGATTTTGGCAAACTGCGTTCTTACTTCAAGTAAGTTCATATTCAAATCCTATGTTCCATTTTGTAACATAGCAATGGAGGGGCCACTCAGACCCCTCCACATATTCCCCTACCTCAGATTAGGAAAGGGTATTATCCAGGCCGATACCATTCAGGTAGCCCCAACCATCTGGGTGGTGATACTCAAGTCCACCCTCAGTCAAGTACTCTTCCTTGATACCATCCCTGTTGGTCCACCCACCTTTCTCCATCGTAGTATCATCCTTGTACATCGTGTCGTCGATGAAGCGGAACTTAAGGTCCTTAGGTTCGAAGATTACTAGAGAGTTTCTAGTGGTCGGCTCAAACGAGAAGAGAGGATGAGTCATAAGATTGATCTCGCCGAAGGCAGTGACCCACCGTGTGACTTTGATACCATAATCTACTGTTGCTGAGGAGTAGTCAAAATTCCCCCCGGCCTTGATCAACTTGTTAATCCCCAGGATGGCACCCGATCCAGCAAGAGCCAACTTCTCCCGTCCACCATATCTGAAGATTTGCTCCAACTGGATATCCAGCCACTCTTCGCCCGAAGTAAGCCAGGTGTCTGCGGTGAAATCAGTATCCAGTGCATAGTTCTTCACCAGCCCTGCCGTCACCACTCCATTATACCCACCTTTGATGGCAGGGATCAGGCCCAGAGTAGTACGCTCAGGCTTACCATTGTCACCAGTACGTTCGGAAGGTACACCAAACAGGAAGGATTTCTCCATCTCGATTGAGTGCATCTCCAAAGCCTCACGCTTAGCTTCCTTGTACTGAGCACCAGTCCTCAGACGAGTCTTCATAGCAGTACGAGTCATCTCAAGAGGTGTGCGAAAGATCTGAGTATAGTTGTACCACTTGGTCGGATCATAGGCAATGGCATCCGGCATAGCCGCACCCTCAGAATTGATATTACCCACAATCAGTGCCACATCACAATCACTCAGGTCGCCAAGACTGGAGTTGTTATCCGCCTCAAGAAGGAGGCAGGAGATATACGAAGATGCTCCATTAATCGTTACTGTAGTAACCTTAGCATTAACATCCACTGTAAGATCACTAGCATCACGCAACAGTACCTGATGTCCTGCTCTGAAGTGAGCAATATCAGCTGCACTCATCTTGACATAGACCATTGAGGATGCAGCACCGCCACTTACATAAGCCACACTCAGACCCGTGTCCGTATAGACTCCAGTCACAGCTGCCCGCTGATTCGGCAGGGACTTGGTCCACCAGTTGAATTCCGGATCATCAGTCTTCTCACTAGTCATCTTACTCAAGATGGCAGTAAGAGGAGCCATCCCATTCGGATATCTGTAAAGGATGGTCTCCCGCCAATTCTTCGGACGCTGATCAGCTACCCAGTCACCAGTACCACGCATACCTAAAAATGCCATAATATTACCTCACTAAAGTTTGTTATAAGTTGAGTTAATCTACACTACCTGTCTAAGAAAGATTAGGTTGCCTGAGTCAGAGTAATAGCATCCTGAACATTACAGAAGCCAGTAGCATACCAGTTAGTTCCATCAGATACCAACTTCACACTATCACCAATAAGAGCTTTGTTGGCCACAAAGGTGATGGTATCAGAAGCAGCCGCACAACCTACCGAACCAGCTGCATCCTCAGCACTGGCAACCACTCCATAAATTTTATTAGCACTAGCGGAGCTAGCAATAATATATGCAGTAGTGGGGGCTACCTTAACAAAGAACTGATAATTCAATCCTGCAGCCGGTGCAGGAAGAGTTACAGTAAATCCACCCGCAGTACCCAGCGTGAAGATCTTCCCGCTCTGGGCAGCCGTGAGAGTAGCCGAAGCAGTAAGAGCTACAATAGTGGAAGCATCAGTCCCGTCTCCACTCACAGTTCCCTTAACATTTACATTCCCTTGCATCAAACCATCTATAAACTTACCTTCACCTGCCATAGTAATTCTCCTTTAAATTAATCGTCCAACAACTCGTCAATCTCACTCTGAAGTGAGCTCTTACTTGGGGGCGATCTCCTCGAAGTCTGTGTACCGCCCGGTAACACTGGAGGAGTTACCTTAGGTCTGACAGGAGGGATCGCCTGAATATTCAATGCTGCCTTAGAGACCTTTGCTGCCTCAGCAAGCACCTGGCCAACCTGCCAGTCAGGATGCTCAGCAGCTACGGTATTCGCTACATTTGCTACATACTGTTTTACTGCACCAAGTTCCGGATAAGTGTTATAGAACTCATCCCTCACCTTAGCCATACTTGTCTGCTGGGTCACCACCTGGGGCACAATCCCTTGGATATGCTTGGCAGTAGCAGTACTAGCTGCCTTAATCACGCTGCCAAGGAAGGACATGAACTTATCCTTATGTTCCATGATCTCATCGAAATCAGCCGCTTCCATTAACTCCTTGAGGTCTAACTCAGGCTCCGCAGCCACCTCAGTGGCAACCTTCGGTGCAGACAGAGTATCTACCAACTGGGTTAGGGAAGAAACTTGCTCCCGAAGAGCAGTAACCTCATCCACAACAGGAGGAATAACCCCCTCTTCCACCCCTTCAACTTTCTCCCCAACAGACTCAGTGCCCTCGGGCACATCTCCTGTCTCGGGTGATACCTTAGGTGTGGGCGCCTCATCTCCTTCCCTCTCTTCTACAATCTCAGGAGTAGGAGTATCATCCAAAAAGTTTCCGATCTCATCTTCCAAACTGACAGGGGCCATCGCATCATCAGCTTGGATATCTTCAATCTCATCAACCATTTACTTGTCCTCCGGCTTCTTAAGAGCCCCTTTTGAATTATTCAATAGATCGGTGAAAATTCCTCCAATCAAACGTAGAGCACTCAAGGCTCCCTTAGTTTCTAGGTACTTATCCTTAGGACATACCTCATAGAAATCTCTCATATCTTCGATCCGAACTTTGATCTCCTCCAGGAAGTCCCTATACAACTGACCTTCCATGAAACTCTCGATCTGATTAGGGAGGGTCTTGGGAGTATAGTCCCTTTTCGGGGCAAGGATCTCTTCAAGTAAATCACTCATACCATCCCTCCCACGGGGACAAGGTTTCCCTGCTGCACTTGTTGGGCTACAGCCTCGTTGGGCATAGTCTTGGGCTGAATATCTCCACCCCTCCTCACGAAGTCATTCACATTCTTGGCCCCAAGGTTCCGGGCAATATGGGTGAAGATTCGTACTATGTCAAAGTTCTGGGCAAGTTCCGGGCTACCTGCTAAGGTCTGAAACAACTGTAACCAACTTGAGGAATAGTTTCCCCCTGGGACCGATCCATCCCTAACCACCACATCATAATTGATGTTTAAGGTGTCAGGAGACACATTGATTCGACCTCGATTGATATCCTGCCCGTATTCCTTCATCAGCACTTCTTGCCAATCTCCAGCCAACTTAACATAGGCAGGAATAGTCATCATCTGCTTATTGTGATGTCCGAAGAAGGATCCGATATCTTGCATCCCCTGCATACCAACAACTTTAGCAATCCGTTCGAGTCTGTTGATACCTCCGCCCATTGTACCTTGAAATTCTGTACTTGTAAGCCTCTCAGGTCCGCCTTGTCGCAGGGAACCCTGCATACTGGCGTCGGCTCCAGATATGCGATCCATCCACTGAACGATCCAGGTAGAGTCGGCCACATTACCTCGGGTGACGTCTGAGACGTTGAGTTGAGCTGCGACGTCCTTAACTCCACGTCCCCAAGCAGGCCTTCGAAGTCTAATAAGCTTACCCTCGGAGGGATTCTTAAGGTCATTAGAATTGACTTGGTAGGGATCATAGATAATCATATCATGTATGGCCTTCCTCACATTGGCCACATGAGAGTTAAACATGAAATCAAGGACTCCTTGCATACCATGCAAGATTTCAATCCTCGAGACAGGACTCATGGAGTAGCCATCATAATCCGGAGCTATCACACTCACTGGGAACTTATTATGACTGTTGTTGGCCGGCTTAGCACAGATGACTATCTCATCAGATCCCAGTTCAAAGTACCATATCTCGGGGTATTCACCCTCACCAAGTTCCCAATCTTTAGGAATAATCTTGATGAACATCTTAATTCGATCTAAGTTATTGGTAACTCCATCTGCTGCATTAGTCCTAGAGTTTAATCCAGACTTGGCCCCACGACCAGAATTATCCCCGACAAAGATGCAACTCCTCTTCCCCGTGAGCTTCTTCAAGTACTTAACATTGAACATAGTGGGATCATTCTTCTCAGCAGTCAACAGGTCCATGTAATTAGATGGGGCAACCCACCCATTAAATTCCCCTCTCTGAGGCTCATGTATCGGGACATTGGGATCTGGCAAGTATAAGTAGGGGTCAATATTCTCCAGAGCATTTCCCTCAAAGAAGGTTACGTCCTCTGTAATGGTCTCAGGCTTGGAACCAAATCCCATGAAGCCAGGTTTCTCCACAGTCCTAGTAGCGGTCCCAGTCTCTTTAACCCACGTAGGAGTAGTCACACCGAAGCCGTATGAGAAGGCATCTCTGGCCTGAGTGTGAAGATTCAATCCTACCTTATTCTTCGTACACTGAACAGCAATCAACTTCTCCAACAATATGGCTCCAATCACATCATTCGGCCCATTTCCTTCATATCTGAAGATTGGATCCTGGAGAAACGCAGCCACATAGTAAGACAGGAGAGTTTCCAGGACTGTGTAAGAATAAGGAAATACAATACTAACTGGCTTCCTAGAATCTTCATCCTTTACCTTTCGCTCCTTATCGTCTGGTGCTATGTAGGCAGTAAGTGTGAAGTCAATATTGTTCCAAGTATTGTGACGTACAGACATTACATTGGCACTAGATCTGGCACGCTCAAGGACTGCATCCCGAATCTTAGTATGGAGCTTAGATCCAGGCTTCAGGTCCAACCCGTCAGGATACTCATACTGGAAGGACTGCCCGTAGATTGATCCGTCTGAGGCCCTGGAATCTCCATGAATTATTGCTGGCATATTATTCCCTATATTCCATTATGTAACGTAGCAATTCCCCTACAGGAGGAATCCCATCTCTGCAGGCCCCATCATCGGGTCATCACTTAACGAGTCAAATTCATCCTCGGGCATCTCCCCTTCTCCATTACCGTCAATGGGATCGAAGTAGACAGCATGCTTCTCCATAATAAAGGTGATGTAGGCAGTAGCATCCATTACGTCCCAGAGTTTACTACGAGGGAACCCCAACAATTGACCTTCAAGTTTTCCACAATTAGCCTTGTTGTGATACATATATCCTAAGCGATAGTTGGGAGCCAACGAGGCTACCCTATCTTCCTTCTTTCCTTTAGCTGGGAGTTCCATGAGGAGAGGATGAATCCCTCTCACTCTACACTCATTCTCCACAGGTTGAATAATGAACTGATTGATACCAGTTACCTCGTAGCCAAGAATAAATGAGGAGTACTGACGTACTTGAAGGAACATCTGCTCATATAATTCATCAGGGTAGAACTTCCCACTAACTGCATCCCTTATAAAGATCTTCTTACTAGTTCGATCCACAGCAAGGGTGACTATAGCTGAGTCAGCACTCTGCAACTTGACAGTCTTAGCTGGATCTACTATGGTAATATGAAGCATGTTGTAGGTACGAATAGGATCCCCAACTGGACGTCCGAACCTGTCAATTGGTTGCAAATGATCCCCATTATCTTCAAAGTACTTGAAGTACTCCTGCTTAAAGACTGCATCCTCTTTGGCTATAGGAACATTCATCCTCTCCATATAAAATGCGTCAAGAGTTCCCAGTCTCCGATGCTCCTCCACCTCCAACATGATCTCAGCATCTGTCATGTAGTTAGTATCGTAGGACTTGTAGTTATCATCGCAGATGGAAAGCTGGACACTAGCCCATTCCGGAGATTCTATGAGATCCACTAGGAGAGAGTCCTCATGCTTAATAGTGTCAATGTAAATGAAGATGCATCCCGCTGAGTACCTGTCCTCAGTCTTCATCAAGTCAGACCAGAACCACTCCTTCAATTTCTTCCTATTCTCTTCACTCTTGATTTCGTTCTTATCCTCTAAGTCATCGATGATTACTAATTCCGGACGGTGATTGTTCCAGTTAAGTCCACGAACCTGTTGACCCGCACCACGAGGGAGGATGAAAGTTTCGCCGAAAGCTGTCCAACAACTCTTGGAGAATGATTCGTCGATGGAATCTCCTCCTGAGATAGCATTCTTAATATTCCCAAAGAGTTTCCTCACTTGCTGATTGGATATCAGGTCTCTCTTCAAGTTCTCAGTCTGCATCTCAGCAGAAGTCGCACTGTTGCTAAGATATACTATGAACCGTTGAAGGCGGAACAGTATACTTCGCATTACAATTGCTCGAGCAATACTTGTCTTTCCAATACCACGAGGGGCTGCAATAGCTATCTTCTTCGCCCCGGAGTTAATGAGGTCAAAGATTTGCTGATGTAGGGTGGAGAAGGATGCATAGAATATATCCGGGAAGATAATCCCACAAGTATTTTTAATATCAAGGATGCAGGAGGCAAGTATGCCATCTAACTCTTCCTGATTCATCACGTCTAAGTTCATCTAAGTCCTTTATGCTATGTTACATAATGTAACGTAGGAATACTTACTTACTATGCTCCAACAATCTCCTTCCACCCAGCTGGGTAAACTGCAGGGCTCCAAACATTAGCATTGATTTTACTCTCATAGACCTTGCCATCAAAACGCACCTTATCGCCGATGTTGTACGCGTCATGAGCGCCTGTCGGCTGTACCCAGTCGGGGATAACCCCAGGAGGTGCGGCAGCCACGAAAAGAGCCGGTACGTTCTGCGGCTGCCAGTCTGATTGTGTGGTGTGAGCCTGAACAACCCGATATAATTTCACTTCTCTGACTTCACCAGTGATAATCTCATGCACCAGCATCTGTCCGATGGTGACAGACATTCCCGGTTTCCATACATCGTAAAGCTGCGGAGTGTTGGCAATGCCTTCTCTGATATTGCCCAGTGCTTTTGCAGCAATCTCGGAGATAGTTGCAGTTGGAAGACTGTCTATTGCCTCAGTAACCTCTCCTGACTGCAGGATCGGCCATGCACCCCGCTTCCAGATACAGTTGACGATCTGCTTCCCATCCACTACGCACACTGGCCATGCATTGAGAGGTTTGACTCCGTTGATTATGGTGGCGCCGAGAGCGTCGGAGATGTAGAATCCTGATATGTATTCGTACTCGCTCACAGTGCATACCCCACAACCTTCAATATTTCCGCATCACTCGCCGATTTCGCCCACAGTTGAGTTTGAAGGAAACCTATAGGTACTGTGAGTCCGTACCCGAATCGCAGGTGCGTCAAGGGGTTCATGCTGCCGTCGTAAGCCACCAGAGCGCCCCAGACTATATTTGCATCTATGGGTGTCATTGCTGAGGTGTAGCGACGATAGCCTACTCGGAACTGAGTTTTCGCTACGTTGGTCTGTGATATAAGCAGATACTTAGTATTAGCCAACACTGCCCCAGCAATTGTAGCACTAGAAGTGCCATCGTTGCTGCGAGCAATCAGCGTGGCGCTATATGTAAGAAGCACGTCACTATTTATGCTGTTTCTTGCTCCTAGTAGAGTTGAATAAACTGCTGTTGGATTATCATTTAACGGATGCACCAATGCAGCAGCTGTGAACGCACCGCCACTGAGGGCAGCCGTCATAGCTGCATCCAGCGGTATCGCCAGACCGTTGTTGCTGCTGGTCGCTGCTGTGGAGGTTACTGAGGTGCCTGGAGGGACGTAAGGGAGCTGAAAGGGTGAATCTGTTACTATCAGTTTACTGTATACGTCAATATAATCCCCACCAACTATGGTTCCAAGATTTGCCCTAGTATCCGCTGTAGGAGTTGCCGTCCTACAAGGACATAATTCTGTCAAAATATAAACCTTTCCAGAACCGACAACAGGCACTGATAGATTTATAACTACTCCGATAGCAGAAAGTTCCGCTGTAACGGTTGTGCTGTCGGATGGGTTATTAATCGCCGCAGTTGTAAGATTGACAGATATCCACTTTACAGTTGTCCCGTCTAGGTTAAGGGTGCGAATTGCGACGTATGGTACGTTCCCATATTTAATTGTGTATCGCGCAGATCTTGAGGTAGTAGTTACCACTCCGCCAGACATCCTAATAAAAGCATAGGTGTTGCTGGCAGTGGCGGCTACTCTGGTATAATCCCCAGTAGTTACCGCTGTCACACCTGTCATCTCCGTCGAGGCGGCTAGCAGTCCACTAGTAGGCCAGATATTCGTGTACGCAGGCTGCACCATCACACCTTTCCCTGGATGATTGACAGGCCACGGGACCATGTTGCCGTCAGCGTCGGGCTGGTTGCCTGCTACACTAGTGACTATCTGAGGACCGACTTTAGAGATAGTAGGCGTCTTAGCATTCCACAGGGAAATGAGGCCCAGAGGGTACATACTTCCACCCTCACCAATATTCTGAGTCCGTCTCCAAGCTGGACCGATAGCCTTACCTATCGCTTTTCTTATGGCTAACATCACGTCACCCTATTAGAGTGCTTCATAAGTAATGTAGATAGGACTAGTTGTCGTTCCGACAATCTTGTATGTACCAGGGGTCAGCAGGATGAAGGAGGAATTAGTGTTACCAATCCTCGGAGATCCATCCACTACGTGGGGATACAACGCTGCATCCGGCCCCTTCTTCTGTAACCTCAATACGTCATTCTGACTTACGGAATAAATGTTAATGACTGTATTAGCAGTCATTAAGACCTCAGAAGATGCGACTGCACCATTAACTCCATCAACCCATGTAGTTTCGGCCATACTATTACCTCACATATAAATTTATTGCTATGTTACAAATTGTAACATAGAAGATAGGTTTATCTCATATCATTGAACTCGAGGGAGTAGTGATTTCCATCATTAAATCTACCTCCCCAGCTTCCACCAATAGACTCCCAAAATTCTCCAAATGGCTTATGATCATTAGAGTAAATTAGGTACTCAGAATCTTTGAACACATTTAAGTCAATGGCCAACTTCTTACCATGCAATGATCGAGGATGGCCATAAGGGCATCGTGGATCTCTATAGGCGTCTCCCAAAGTGAACTCATATCCACATGAGTGGATGTAGTTGAATAATAGTGGCAAGAGACGAGTAAACTCCTGCTGTCGCTTGAGAAGATCTGTCACTCATCTATCCCCTTTCAACACCTTTCCTATCTCTACTATAATTCCTGCCCCCATCATTCCACTGATGAAGGTTACCAAGATTACTATAAGCGTCTTACGAATAGTAGACTTGCTTTCATTCCATGCTGTGTTGAATGTTCTGAAGAACTCAATAGCTTCCTCCATATCCTCTGGGGTGGTCTGAGAGAAGCGACAATTCCTTGGATGATCAACACTATGAATGGCCACCATAATGGCCTGAATATCTTCATCACTCAACTTCCGCATCACCCACCTCACTAACTTCCTCAAAAGAATCTAGTTCCTCTGTGTAAGGATAACGTTTACTTACAAGGGTGGAGGTAGGGAGTCCCATATCTGCCCAGGCTAGCTTATTCAACCTGTCACGAACTGTAGCACTCCGATAGGGAGAGATCGGGCCCTCTGCAGAGGAGAGAAAGATGGGCCATCCAACACTCATGACAACTCCTGTATACCACAAGCACCGGAGGTATGCCAGTGGGAGGGAATGCCAAGGAAGTTGAATGGCACATAAGGCCAGTAGATTCCGAAAGAATCTGAAGTTGGCTAGGGAGAACTCCCTAAAGGTGGGTGAGCAGAGGGCCCAATCCAAATCGTGGATGAGACAAGCGGGGGCTACACAGACTCCCTTTATGAAGTCTGGGACTAAGATATCACCAAGACCCTCTCCTGCCCCACAGTATGTAGGCCACCTACATAGAGGAAGTCTGGGGGGTAGGAGAGGGATTAGGAACCCTGGAAGGGAGAGTGTCGCTCCTTGGTAGGTAGTGGTCTCGTGTGAAATAGTCATACTAGGTGTTAATCCTCACAATCGTCATTATCAGAAGGCCATCCACAAACTGGGCAATATCCCCCAGTATACTTATGCCCACAGATTTCACACACTATTACCATCTTACCACTACCACTTGATGGTACAGAAGGAATACTTAACCTTATACTCCCCCACCACCACCAACTTCCCGTTGGAGTCGGAGATGGGTTTCCAAATGAGGCCATTCTTCCCTTCTTGCCTCTTGCTGCCATCAGCCACAGTCATTTTATAGACTCCGTCTATAAAGATCTGAATATTCTTCCCGTAATAGGCCCCAGGATGGGGGAACCTAGCATTTCCCCTCTCCCCATTACCATAAGAACTGGGCTTTACACTCTCAATCCTATCACCAGTAGGGCCTGAGGGAGTGTCAGGGGCCTGTGGCACGGTGGACGTGGTAACAGTGAAGGTATAGATCGTCCCGTCAGCATGGGTGAAGAGGAAGTTCCATGGCTTAGGATAGGCATCACCGACCTTGAGGAAGCGCCAGACATCTCGACCGTTATGCTGATTACCTTTAAGAGCATCTTCTCCATTCAAGGAGACCTTAACCATTCCTGGGTCAATGAGGAGACAGGCGGTGCCATAGTAGGCACCAGTCCCCTGATCGGAGGTCTTATCAAAGGTTACCTTCCTTGGATATACCTTAGTCATCCCCGTAGTAGGAGTGGGCTCCTCTGGAAGAGCTTGGCCGCAGGTGGGACAAGTAGCCATCACTCCACCTCCTCAAACACACCCTGACCACCTGGAACTATTGGATCTGGAATATCTGTGATAGGAGGAGTAGTGGGAACCTCAGGAGTCACTGGGGCCGCGGGCGCGGTAGGAACTGTCTGGTCACCAAAGTTTAAGATTGAGGGGATCTTCTTTAGTAGGGATGAAGTCCCAGATGCTCCACTAAGCGCTCCTAAATCCAGAGGAACGGTCCCATCTGCAGCCTGATCCGTAGAGTCAGTAAGTGTGGACCCATCCGCTTTGATGGCCAAACTCTGGCTCGATGAACCATCTGACCTCATATCAAAGACTACTTTAGTACTCCTGTAGGTGCACCCAGAGAGGGATGAAATCATAAGAGTCAACGTCATCAGGGTCGCTAGAAAGGTATTCATAGTAGATCCTCCAATCAACTGTGGGCACCTAACGTGGCCCTTGGCCATGCGGCGCGGTGGGTAGATAAGTTACTCAGTAAATCCTGCTAACTCCTGAGCTCTTTGCTTAATTCGATCCAGGTCTTCCATAGAAAGGTGGGCATGAACCCCACGGGTATCAACCCGCTGGATGGCCTTACCCATTTCCCTATCCAGGAGACCATTAGCCTCTTTGAGGATTACTGAGGCAGAGGCCTCCTTTCCCATAACAGCACCACTCTCCAAGACTTCCTTTATGCGCTGTATGGCCAAAGGTGCAAGGTCTGCAATCTCCCGGGCCAAGTCCACCGTCCCAGCATCTCGGGCTGCCCTCATGATGGACAACTTGTCCTTTACCACGGGAGAGTTCTTCACATTAGAGACAGTCTGAGCCGTGCAACCCATCGCCTCAGCGATATCTAGATTAGACTGCCCCAAGACCAAACGTCTAGCAATCTCATGGTGATTGTCCCACATCTCTGAGATTTGCCATCCAGACTTCTTCTCTCCCTCCACCTTCTTCCCACCATTCCGACCACCATTCCTATGGCGACCATCCACCCTAGTGGAATCCAACCATCTGGACTTAGGATAAGTGTATGTCTTAATCTCCCCTGAGGGAGTGGTATATTCTGCTATTTGAAGATCTGACATTAGTGGCCCTATTAGTTAAGTTGGATCTATCCCCATTACCACACAATGTACCAGACAAATTGAGGTCTGTCAATGAAGTAAATGGTTCATTAGAGAGTACTAGCCCACCAATTCCTGCCCATGGAATCCTCCACATAATAATGCTTATGAAAGGGATCTTGAAAGGACTGCGTGTCTGCTCGCTGTCGCTCGTTCCGCACCTAATGAACACCTCAGTGTTCGGGCCCATGACCAGAGTACTTTCTATGTTCCATAATGTAATATAGGGATTCCACTCAGTGGAAGGATGATTGCTACATTCCATTTGGTAACATAGAAGATTAAGTTTAGAAGAATTATTGGTACCAATTGGTACATAAGTCAAATCTTACACACAATGTAGGCAGGGGGTTCTAATGCGTCGCCCACTAACTTTCCCCCATCATACCCCTTCACATGTGGAGAGCTGTTACATGGAATTGACAACGTATGGGCAATGGTGTATAATGGATTCATGTGAAAGGGCCATGTGGCCAAAGGATACGATGGGAGAATATTATGAAATGGATCATGACCACACCCCGCAACGGGAAGATCAAAACATTGAATGAGAACGAGGTTAAACGTTATGTGGCCGTACCATCCGATATGGCCATATTGATGAGGATGGATATCGAGGAGAGTATTCGATTCCATACATCGGGAAGTTATTGGAAAGAGTTTAAACGAATTGAATAGTCGATAACCGGGAATATCGAGTGGTGGCCACATGGCCACCATTCACCAATAATTCAACCGAATGGAGCATATCATGGAAATGAAATTCAGTATTGCAATGAACAACGAAGAGAAACTCATGAAGAATACACACGAAGTCATGATTAATGTGGAAAAGTGCGATGATGCAACCATGTTAAAGTATGCACTCAAGGCATACACCGTGGAGATTCAATCGCAGATTAGGAACAACTGGGATGCATTCATGAAGGGGGATTATCCCCGGGAATTGACCATTGGACAGGCCATGTTCCAGAAAAGGGTCGTCAAGGTTATGACCGAAGCGGAGAAAGTGGCTGCATACAAATCCGACGCCCTGGCAATGTCGGAGACCGAACGCCTGGATAAACTCTTCATGGATGGCCTCATCACGGAAGAAATGTATGATATGTTGATCAAGGTCGCCGTGGCTAAAGAAGAGGCCGAAGAGAATTAACTTCGGTCAAGCTAATAATGGGGCATGCTCCGATAGGTGTCTCACAACTAAAGGTGATATGATGAAATTGAAATACAAAAGTGGTAAAACTCTCAAAATTGTTAAAGCTCCTAACGGTGTAATTTGGGTAGTATTACCCAATGATACATATAAAGCCTTTGTATATATGGACGACGCCAAGAAATTTGTCAGGGAATTTTCAATAAAGTGTGAATAGATTGGACTCGGGCCATGCCACCAGTGGTGGCCCATTCCTACATTACATTATGGAACATAGCAAATTCAATAAGGAGAATCATTATGAAACATTGGATCGTATACAGGATTATGGAAAGGCAGGCATCTATTGAGGCAGGCCATTATTACGAACTCTCCAAACGTCTCCAATTCCTTTATTGGGAGTATATGGAATGGTAACTAGTATGGAATGTAGTTCCAAGGTGTCATGGGTGTAATGGGGTTAATGGAGTTAATGCAGGTAATGCAGGTAATGGAGCCGGTCCGTACGCTAACCCAATTGTCATGGTACATTTCACTTCAGTTATATATACATATCTAACTAAAATAGAATATATAAGTAATTAATGATATGTATATATAGAGATTCTATTACATATATAACTAGCAATCAATATATACTTAACTACTTATATATAAATGAGAGAAGAGAAATGTACCATTGGAATTGGCATTGCTCGCACAGACGGGACTCATTAACCCAATTAACCACATTAACAGCGTTCATCCAATGACACCCATGACAATGGTGACTACGCCACCAATTAGACCATTAAATAATAATTGGCTAGATATTGACATTCCATTCATTACATGTTATAATATGCGGACAATTGGAAGAATACTTCACTTACTTAACCAACTTGGAGGACGGGTATGGCTAGAAGAAAAGAATCTCACGGAGATGTAGTCAGAGAGGTCTACAGAGATGGTAGACTTGTTGCTCAACTTACTGTAGATGAATGGGAAAGATTTTGGATTCATCTAACCATAGGAGGACCTGGACCAAGATGGATACTAGCCCAGGATTTAGATATGGCACTAAGAATGATTAGTGTACTGGAATAGTTAACATTAACCAATTGGAGAACATTATGAAATCTACTCATCCCACCCCCTCTGGCAAAATCCACCGCACTCCTTCCCATCAGGGGCATTATACTCCTCTGGATGTAATCTCCACTGAGGCCCTCCTCGTAGGAGTCTTCCTCAGCCTCCTCTCAGCAGGAGTGGTAGCCCTTCTCATTTACTTCGGAACCCATACTCTTCATCAGTTATTCGAGCCACTGGTTCAAGCTCTTAATGTTCACTCGCCTAAGGGATTGTAGGATCACGGATAGTGATCACCTTGCCAATATCCTTTCCACTAATATTAGCCTAATGGAGAATTACTTAAGCAATCACCTTTGTGCTCTACTTCCACGAAGTGGAATGGTTGCTACATTACATTATGGAACATAGGACTCCGTCCTATCTCCACCGTTCCACACTTGGAGAATGTATGAAAATAAAGTCTCAACAAATCAAGAAGCAATGCCCAGACGGGGAACTCTACACCTTTATTGATGGAGAGCAATTGTGCCTGGATTCAAACTGGGACATAAATCTGTTACCATCACCCTAAAGAAGTTTAACGAATTCAAGAAGTCCACCGTCCCACAGGGCAGACCAAAGGTCTAATCACTAATGGAGGTATAATGTATCCAGAAACAGATGTAATACTACTACGTTGTCCAGTAGATTTCAAATCCTATGAACTCAGGTACTCTGCTAAGAAAGAGTATCCTAAACCAAAGTCTTATAATGCCAAGAAGCTTTGGAAAATGCGTGGAAAAATACGGAGGAATTAATGAGTAAACTCGACCAAGTCCACACACGCAAGGCAACCCTTGCCATCTCCACTCGTGCCGACATGAGGCACCTTGCGACATTAGTCGCATTCTGGCGTGGTGCGGGGGAATCACCTAGATCAATAAGCGAACTGGCCAGGTTAAGTCTGGAATCATTCGCCGAGATGCTAGTAACTAGTCATATGGTAGACTTCGTGGATTCCCAAGAGGCTGCATCTGAACTCCTGGCCACAACTGGCCTCATGACTCAAGGGGTGCAGCGCACTAATGTTCTCAAGGCTTTGGCCAAAGAAGGTAAGATTAATCCTAATTCCCTTCAGACATTCCTTGATCCAGTAGCTAAAGTCAAACTTCACTCAAGAGGTAAGAAGGATTCAGCCGTTGGGAATGACTCTCCTGAATTATTGCAGGCTCAGGCCCTCCTCAATGAACGTCTCCTAAGGGAGTTGGGAGGCCAGATTGAAGATGGTCAGAAGCGTACTCAGGGAATGTTCGAAGCCCTGGGAGAAATCCCTCCCATTGAATAACTTAGGAGATTGCTATGAAAAAGATAGTCATAAATGGTTGCTATGGAGGCTATTCTCTCTCTAAAGCTGCCTATGAAGCATTATGTATAGAATGGGATGATTTTGGACATGCCTTTGAAGAACAGAGAGATTCTCCTAAACTAGTAGAGGTAGTAGAGAAATTAGGAGCTCTAGCTAGTGGTTCTTGTGCTAAATTATATATAGTAGAAATTCCTGATGATGTAGATTGGCAACTAGAAGAATATGATGGTATAGAACACGTAGCAGAAGCCCACCGTACTTGGTCTTAATAAGGAGTTAATTATGTCTAAACCTCAGCACGTCAGTGCTTCACTGACTGCCCTCCAAGAGAATCTTGCCACCCAGTTATTTGGCATACCTCTATCTAGGGCCAAGGAAATTGGCGTGTGTATAAACTGTAAGAAGCTCGCCGGACCTAGGTGCTACTCGGCCGCAGGCCGAAGGGAGTATTCAATCTCTGGATTGTGTGAAATCTGTTTTGATGAAATAACTAGCTAACTAAGGAGAACTATAATGTATAGAATAGAATCTATCTTTCATCACCAAGGTTACAAGTGTGTAGTTATTTTTACAGATATTGGTCATCGCTGTGGATATGTAGCAGTAGGCC